TGAAGCGGCAAACGTGGGATCCATGGCCTTGACCTGTCCTAAGTAGCTGAGGCTTAAGCAAGCCAGCGACCAGGCAAGAACAATGATGCGGATGAAGTCGGACAGCACTCCATTGCTGTGTTGATCTTCGTTGTTAGCCATTGCAGAACAGCGCTACCGTTAAAGAGTAACGACAGCATCAACCCATGATCCTGTTAATCAGGCCAATCCTTTTTGCGTTCTTGAAAAGCAACAGCGTCAAAAAGTTGATCATTGACCTTTTGATGGCCGCGGCCAAGACCACAGACAATGACGTGGACGACAGGCTGGTCGCTACCGTGTCACTGGCGCTATTGAAGAAAGGCTGACATGTGCGGAGCGATGCAGGGTAGCCAACAAGGCAAAGACGCTATGGACTTCGAAAATCCATTGACGTTTTTTCCTGACGGCAAAACCCCAATAACTGACAAAAGAACAGGCGGTTTTGACACTGAAGTCAAGCCGCTGACAATATCCAGCATCCCGCCTGGCGGGCTTATGGGTTTTTCAGAGGATCAGCTGTACCGGCGCAAGGCGCTGCAGGACATTATTAACGACCCAAGCACTGACAAGGGAACGCTGCGCAACGCTCAGCGGCAATGGATCCTTATGCAGCAGCAAGTGCGCGGCGTTTAAGCCTTTTTCTTGGCGGTCTTGGCGCTATCGCGAAAAGCTTTGGCAGAAGGAGCACCCTTGCTGCCAGGCTTACGCATGGATTCACCGGAACCCTTGCGGATCCGCTCCCGCTTTCGGTGGATATTGATGTAGAGACCGTCTTTAGCTGCCATCAGTAGCCCTTTTTCTTGCCAGTGCCTTTCTTGGTGCCTTTTTTGTGAGCCATGGCGTAGTTAGCAATAGAACAAGCGTAGCTTTACTCGCAACCCGTGGGCGGACAACCCGGATACTTTTGCGCTGCGGCAAATGTTTCCACAAATTCCTCTAATGCAACGGTTGGAACGCTACGTTCAAGGATTGAAAACGCTGCAATTTGATGTGGCAGCTCTTCGTAAGCCTTAACGGCATCAATCAACTTGCTGTGCATGGCTCAACGCTTAGATCACGAGGAAAAATCTGCACTTGTTTTACCTGAAACGGCAAGGTTTCCCATACGTCTGTCATGCAAGCCACTTCCCATGCAGCTTCAGCGTTAGTTGCGACAACAACCGTCTGAAACGCTGAATACTTTTGTTCATCGCCCAGGTGCATGAATGCTCCTGGCAGCCGAATCACCCAAGCCCGCGGCTTAACGGAGACTCTTTTGTCCTGTGACCATCCAGACGTCAGCACCTGAGTTCCTGCCAGCTTTTTCAAGAGGTAGCCCAAGGATTTGAGCATCGAGCGCACCCTCAATATTCCCTTTATAGGCCTCCAGCTCCAAATCCCAAAGTTCTGCGCGGCGTTCCTTAATGGCTCGGTCCTCATCAATAGCCAGTGATTCGTTCCAATACTGGACTGCACCTGCGACAGCGTCCAGACGGTCGTCATGCGCCAGGCTTTGGCGGTCGACTGTGATGTGTGTCAACTGATGGAACAGTTGATATGACAACGACGTCTCGTCAGATGCACCATTACGGGATTTGACGTCATTCTCAATAACCGATCGATTAACAATCAGCCGGTGCTGGTTAAGCACAGGCTCCATAGCGTTGATGATGCGCCGTTCTTTCTGCACATTGCTGCGAGTTGGCTCAATCTCACACGGGTGGTGCACCCGTAGGTATGGCTGCAGAAGGCTCTGCAACATGCCTTGGCCAAACTGATCCTCCAGTTGGATCAAGTTGACCTTATGGCGCTTTGCAGCCTTAGCTAAGCCCTCTAAAACGGTTTCTGAGTAGCCCTCGACGTATGCCCCGCACTCCAGCAAGAACAAATTGCCGTTGAGGTGGGCGACAATTGCATACGCCGTTTCATCGGCACCTCTGCCGGACGGGTCAATGTGCATGACGCAGCCGCTAAATGGCAGCCATTCACCTGTAATAAACGCTGGCCGGTTGTAGTAGTCCCCGCTAAACCCAACAGCAGGCAGCTCTGGGATTCTGTATTCCGCACCACCAGACCACACCAACTTTTCTGGCGCATGATCTTTGAGTTCCAACACCAGCAAGTCACTCACTTTGAGCGGATACCGCTGCATGTCACTCAGAGTGGTATCGAGCTGGAACTGCAACGCGAATTGGCTCCGCCCATACGAGGCCTCCCGCTCGACCAGATCTATTTCGGAGAAACGTCGCGGGTCTGTCGGTTGGCCGGCACCATCGACAATGTGCTCACTGATGAATGGGGCCAGGCTGTCCCCGTACCGCTCTGGGTGTGCTGGATACCTGGCTGGCCATATCCGGCATTCGTAACCCCGTAAGCGCAACTTGTTGTAGAGCGACTCCTCTGTCTGGGGTGTGCCCAGGAAGATGATGTCGCCCCCTGGTTTCAGGATTGCGTTGAACTCACCGACAGACGCCAGCAGCTTTTCACGCATGCCGACAGTCCAGCTGGTATTTGGAACCTCTGCGTCATCGCAGACGAGCGTATCCGCCCTGCTCCCAGTCAACTGACCAAAGATCCCAACTGATTTCAACGACGGACTCTGGTCAGGTATGGCTGGCCGTACATCAAACCTGTTGCCTGCACTTCTTTGCTCATCTCGATCTGGATCAAGACACTGCAACAACGGCATCTCCCTGATCAACCGCAAGCAAAACTGCGAAAAATCATCTGCCCGCGTCTTTGACGCTGACACCACCATGATCTTCTTCTGTGGATCGTTCCTAAGCAGCCACAACACATAGGCCGCGGCCATCCAGCTCTTACCAACACCACGAAACGCTTCGACAATCCGCCTGTTGCCGCCGTGCTGCATGTAATGCGCAATATCTAACTGCACTGGTGTCGGATCTGGTAGCTGCAATTGCCGCCACACCAGCACCAAGAAGTACCTGAAGTCTTGATTAAACGGCTCCGGCAGTGCACCCCAGCTTTGCTGCTTCTTTGCCACTAACCAACAGACCGTCTGAACTGCACAACGTTCTCAATCTCCGGTAACTGCGCCGCTAAATCACCAAATGGTGTCCCCTCCACTGGCTGTGCACTCACTTGGTTGTCTTTTAAGAACTGCCGCAACACATTTAACTCACTAACGCTAATTGTTCCGTCATCAAGCTTGTACTTCAAATGCTCTGCTAACCCTTCATGCAAATCAGCAAGGGTGTCATTGATGTCCCTCATTTAACCCTTGCAATTGATAGAGAAATCCTACCCACCACAGGAGGATTTCTCACCTGACGGTCCTCCGGGGGTAGGACTACGTCGGGTTACAAGCAACATAACCTCCAAAAACCCTTGCTGTCACTAGCTGTCCACATAAGAAGAACACAACAAGCCCCCCTATATAGGGGTCCTAAGGGTTCCTAAGGATTATTTGGGTGGCATCCGGTGGCATCTTGGAGCCCAAAAATGGCGCAAAAATGTGAGGGGTTTACGTAGGGGGACAGGGCGGCCCTACCCCCCTCTGGGGTCTGCGGATTTGTCGACAACTGGGCCGGGTGTCGCTTATGATGACACCAGGACGACCATCGCGGCTCTGCTGCATTGGTTGCCCTGCTGCTTGGCTGCCTCTCTCTCGGTAGCCGCCCAGCAATACAAACAGCACCCACCACGTCTCATGTCATGCACCATTGCAGGCCTCAGCGTTTCGACGCTTGGCCTTTATGCCTTCGCCGGTCTTGCGGTTATTGGATCACCAGCAGCCGCCCCCGTTCTTTTGATCAGCTGCCCTGTTGGTCTGCTGCTCGCCATCCGAGGCCAGCAATCATGAGCTACTACACCGAGGCGACCCCACGACTCCAGCAGTCCATCGACGACACGCTGGAGCGTTACGCCAGGCACGACGATTGGTCAGGCTTCTGCGACGACTTGGTCATCACGCTCCGCGAGATTGTTCCAGCGTTCGACCGCCACGAGGCCGCCATCAGTGCCGAGCTTCAATCCATGTGCAAGCGGCTTGATTACCTCGACGCCTGATCTCAGCACTGAGCCCCTGCGCGGGCTCTCTGCTGGTCTCACCAGCACACCCACCACACCTAGGCAACTCATGGCAACAGCCACCCTCAACCAGCAGCAACAGGCCGCACTCGTCGACCTTCACCGCTTGCTGCAGCCCGGCTCCACCATCTGGAGCATTCACCGCCACACGTCAGCATCAGGGGAGACTCACTGGTTTGACTTCTACACGATCCGAGACAACCAGCTGCTTCGCCTTACCCACTTGATCTGCGTGGCCTGTGAATATGCGCAATGTCCGCGACGTGGCGCACTCAAGACCACAGGAGGCGGCATGGATATGGCCTTTCACACCATCTACAACCTCGGCCAGACCATGTGGCCAGATGGCACGCCAGAGCCACACGGCACACGCAACGGCACGCCTGACACCGTCGGCGGCTATGCCTTCGAGCACCGCAGCATCTGACGGCAACCTGGAGCCCTTCGGGGTTCCCTGGTGCCCTCACCTGCACCCACACCCACCACAACTACGGAGTTTTTACCGTGTCAATCACACAACGCCTGCGACGGGCCACCGTCAGCGGCAGCATCAACGCTTACTCGTCCGTCATGGAAGAGATCAGCAACTGGACCTGCAAGCAGCAGCCCGGCGGTATTGCATGGGTTGACCCATGCGGTGACCAATCGGGCGACCTGTTCGAAAGCTTTGAGGACTTGGTCGGCGAGACCTACAACATCCTCGAAGGT